AGCCTTACATCCAGGCTGTAAAAAGAACGGTAAATTTTCTAAAGCTAATGTTATACGTGCTAACATCTCTCTTGCAACTGCACCTTTATTCGCTAATATTGCAATTGTCTTTTCAGGATGAAAGCATGCATACCATAAAAGATATACAACAGATGATATTGATTTACCACTTTGTCTACAAGCTAAAACAATAGAAAATCTATTATCTTTAAAATGCTTAAACATTTTTTGTTGATAAGGATATAAGTTAAATGGTACTAATCCTTCATCAAGTGATATAATCTTTACGTAATTACGAGCAAAGTATGCAGGATCTTGCATGCACTTTTGATATTCTTGGATTTCTTCTTTTGTAAAAGAAGTCTCTACGCCATCTCTTTTGACGTTGGGATTGCCAAGATATCCATACTCATTATTTTTGATTCTCTGCATCTATTACATTATCCTTGTTTAATAACATTCTTTGTAAATCAGTAGTACTACCCACAAAAACATTATTATTTGTCACTCGCTTTGCTTCTTCTGTTTCTTCTTTCGTTAAATCTTTTTTAGTCTTTTGAAGGTCCATAAGATTCTTGGTTACATCTCCAAGATTCTTTATTGTTTGTGATAATACTTCAAAAGCTCTTGGATGTTCTGATTCTCTTGCTAATTCTGCCAGAACGTCCATTGATCTTGTTCCTGTATAAATTAAATCTTTATATGTTTTACGAGAAAACTCGTAGTCATCTTTTACGTCTTTATCGATCTGTATTGGTCTATTTCTTTTAACTTCTGGTAAGTTCTTTTCTAAACTTGCCATCATTTTTTCTTTCTTTTCCATTATTCAGTGCCATCTTGTGTAATCGTAGTTACAACTGTATAGTTATCATCTTCATCTGCTGTCGATGGAGTAATTGTTAAATCCATTTCTTCAAATAATTTTGATGTATCATCTTTATCATGAAAGTCTAAATTAATTTCTCTTATTATACCTGAATCTCCTGTAGGACCATAGAACTTCATCTTCATTGTAAAATCTAGTTGATATATTAACACTCTTCGCTCTACAAAATCTCCTTCATATTGATCGTCAATATTAACAGAGTTCAGTACTACAGCAACATCTTGTTTATGATTAAATCCATCAACTGGTCTTATTGTTACATTATATTCTGGTGAAAAATATGGAAGTATCTGTTCTACGACTTGTAGTCCATCGTCTTGATTCTTTGCCATAATATATAATGACATTCCTATATTATAAGATGTAAAATGTTTTATTGTCTTTTTCTTTGTAACATCTGAAGCATGTGACTCAACGATCTGATTTCTTTTCTGCAGTTTTTGAGTTGTATCAATATCTAATCCAGTAATCTCAAAGGCCATTCTTGGAAGTTTAATAGCCATAGGAGCGTCAAAACCAGTTTCTTGATCTAAACGAGCTAGGAATTTTTGTTTTGGACCGTAGGCCAAAGGTACTCGCACCTGATTAAGAACGCTCCCGTCAGCGGCTTTTCTTATGACTCTTAAATTATTAAATAGTGTACCAAATACGGCAACTGATTTTCTCATTGTGGCGTGATAAAAATGATCTCCAAACATTAGTATGTCTCCGATGGATCACCAAATGGATTAGACTCTGAGAAGTCAATAAATCCATCTGCATCAACTTCAAAATCCATATTTTGAGCTGCTGGATCTGTTGCTAACATTCTTCCACTTGAATCATCAGCAATACTATCGTATATAGCAGTAATTGTCGCGGTATATCCTGTATCATCACCAGTTAAAGGTTTTAATGGATCGACCACAAATGTACGATAGGTTGTTGAACCCGTAACACCAATATTTGCAATTGATAATTGAGTAACATCATCTGTTGATTTTGTTCTATCTACAACTTCTCCAAATACAACAACTGCAGCAGTGTCTCCATCTGCAGCTACAAGTTCTTGTCTTACAACTTCACCAACATCAAAGTGATTACCTGAAACTGTAGGAGCAACATTCATAGATAATTGATAAGCACTTTGTTCTGCTTTAGTATCAATTTCACCAACACCTGTATCAAAGTCTTCATCGTTATATTCGAATAAGTTACATTGCATTCTATAAACTGGAATATCTGATAATTGATAGAATGGTTTATCATCTTCAACATATGATATTTCAAAGAATGAGTTGGTCATTGGAAGGAATATAACATCACCTTCTTGAGGTCTTGGGTCATCTGCGTCTGAGAATATACCTATAATTTTTTCCCACTGTCTTCGTGAAACTATAAATGTGCATTCATCTCGTATTTCAAGACCAAATTTAGAATAGAGATCACCGGCACCTTCAAATCCATCGGTGTTTTCTATATACATTTCTATGAGATATGCATCATCGAATTTTGATGCTGGATCTTCGTTTAATACGTTATCTCTATTTACAAGAGTACGAGGAATATAATAGACATCTTGTCCATATATCTTAAGTGATTCTATTATCAGGTCTTCGTAAAGATGCTGTTCTGATCTTACGGCCTGAGAAAAATATACATTTCTCGGCATTGATTACCCCGTCATGAAGTCGACTGGTTTTTCCCAATTCAATCGTGCTTCTTCTACTAGTTGTTCTAATTCTTGCACTGCATCATCAAATAATTGTCTACCGTTAAATGTAACTCCTCCAGGCATTACCATGCCTTCAAATTTAATTAAGTTTTGACCCCATTGCTTTTTGATTAATGCTGTTGCGTATCTTTTTAAGAAATAGTCGTTATATACATCAGTAAAAGTATCTGGATCGATAATACGATAACACTCAACTAAGAGATGATCTCCAACTTCTACTTCTTCTGACCAATCCATGTGTATTGTAAGACGATTCATATGTCTTTCGAAATTGACATGTTTTTCATCTGAATCAATAACAAGATCTAATAATGATAACCATTGTTGTGCCATAACATATTCTGTAAGACTTCCCATAAAGCCTAAAGCATATATGTCATTTAAATGAATTTGATATCGAATATCAAACATATCCGTTGATGATACTGTTTCTCTTAAAGGTAAAACTCTTACAACATCAGTAATTAAATCATTAATAGCAATATAACCATTATCAATATCAGTCTGAGTTACTTCGTGTTTAAGATAGATTTTTTCAATAGCATCATCATGATAGTGCTGATAGAACTGTAAAGCTTCATCAACTCTATCATCGAGTTGGTCATCATCAATATTGATTTCAATCACTGGTGCACCCAACGATCTTAAGCAATAATCGATTAATGTTTGTCTACTATTTGGTTTGGCCATACTAAAATTCCTATTTAATACTATTTATAATAGTTATGTATTCAATTATTCACTACTTGTTCCAGGTATTCCTGTCTCAAATTCTTCGGGTTCACTTTCATAAATTACACCCAAGTTAATTTTTTCTTGTATTCCACTTGCAAGTTGATCTAAAACTTTTTCTGTTTCACTTGTACTTATTACACCTTTTAAAACTTGTTTTTTTACTGTTCTTGAAAGTATAAAATTTCCATCAGTAAAAGTTGCGTTTACATAACTACTATCTTGTGGATTATCTTCATATGTATATGTTACTGCCATTCTAATTCCTATTTTACAAAATACAATTCTACTGTATCTGATACATCTTTTAATTTAATCCAATTTGTTGGTTTTGGTTGCCCAACAGTAATTGGAATTTGTCCTAGTAATCCTATTATATTCCATTCATCTCTTTCTTCTCTTGGAATATATTCTAAAGATTCGTCATAAGTTGGATTCAGTTTTTTATGTTGATACTTTTTCCCGTTTTCTTCGTGTGTTTCTGCAGTTGCATTATCGGGAACTGTTACTCCTTCAGGAATACAGTGACTTTCATAACTAAATTCTTCTCCATATTCATCTGTCCAACTAATTACAGAGTGGTCTTCCCAAATGTATCCACCATAGTCATCTGTTTCATATTTACCTTGCCAATAGTTCCATTTATCATTTCCGATTGTTGCAGAAGTTCCAAAGGGTCTTACAACTCCAATAATATCACTTACAGAATCATCTGCTGTTGCAGCTCTTACTTTTCCACTGTCTAATACAACCGTTGTTCCTACAGGAATTGCTGAACCATCTGTGCTTTCAAAATATTCAGCATAGTCAGCTCCACCCCCATTCCAAGAACCATCAGCATATGCTTGTCCATCTCCTCTTAATCTAAACTCTGGATCCGTAAATCCAGAAAAAGACTCAAAGAAATCATAACTTCCACTTGCACTTCTAGCAGAATTAGACATGAAAACATTTCCAGCATGACCTGTGTTTTGATTATTTACTTCAAAAGTATTACTTGAAGTTGCTGTAGAAAAACTAATTACATCTACTTGGTCACTTCTTACATAAGAACTTCCATGAGCACCATCAAGTAAATCTGCATCTAATCCTGTACCTGCTCCATCATTATTTGAATTCCAAACAGTAAACCAACCTGTCCAGTTTGTACAACAATCTCTTAAAGTTCTAAAGAATAAATTAGAGCTTGGGTGCCATGCCGCAGTAAGTTCAAAACCTCTATTGTCATCAATGAATTGTGCAGAAAAGTCATAACTTGTAGGTGAGTTTGATCCTCCACTATAAGCACCATAAATTGCGATACCGTTGCTTACTTTTGTACTTCTACTTCCTACATCATAGTTGAGTCCAGTTCCAAGTGCTTTGAATGTTCCATCTAAGTTTGTTCCAGTTATAGTTCCTGCAGCAATATTTCCTGTAGAAAGACCACTTGTAGTTACAGTAAGTTGCGCCGATCCTCCAGCAACTACTCTCCATGAGTCAGCTGCATTAAACTGCGTATAAGTATCTGTATCGCCTGTATGAATTATTTGGTCATCTACATAGATATCTGTGACATTGTTGAGGTCACCTGAGATGTCAAGGCTTCCTATCACTTTTGCGCCACCACTAGTAGTTTCAAGTTTTGATGAACCATTATATCTAAGACCTACTGTGCCATTTAAGTCACCTAGAATCATCCATTCATTATTGACATCGTTAAAAATACCCCATGAGTTTTGATCTATGTCGTGCATAAACACAACACGACCTTCAATGGAATATCCAGCCCAGCCACCCTTTACA